CGTCTTGGGTGGTTTCGGATCTTTGTAGCGGTCATTTATTTCAGAATATATTCTGTCATATTCTTCTTGAGTATATTTCCCGCGATACTTGGATAGCTCAGCCAACTCTTTAGCACGTTGCTGCTGCCGTGTCTGATATTTCTGAGAAAAGGCATCAGCCTTCTGCTGTAGTTTTATCCCTTCCTGCTGTTTTTTAAGGTATGGGTCATAGGATTCATTAATGGCGTCCTGAGCCATTTTCTCGGACTGCAATGAAGCTAGTCGCGCTTTAGCAGCATCGACCCCCTTTTGAAGCATGGAAAGGTCGCTAGACTTCCATGCTCCATATGGCCCAGCATATTTTGATTGTCCGGCACTTAAATCAGAAAGTGACTTTTGCGCCCTACCCAGTTCGTCCTGAGCTTCTGCTATTTTTTGCTCTATAGATTTTTCACGACCTATATCAAGCATGGCATCCCAGGCACCTTTCGCGGCATCACCCAACCATTTCCATGCCTGCTCCAGTGATCCGAGGTTACCCTGAATCTGGTCAGCACGCTGCTTCATAGTCGCAGCATACGTCTCTGTTGCCAGTCTCGCAGCCTCTTGCTGATTACCCTCGTCCTGCAACGCCTTAATCTGGTTGTAAGTTGCCAGAGTCAGGAAGTGATATTTGTCGTTCAGTTCTCCGATAGCGGCTACCGGGTTTTGTGCGATTTTCTCGAAGTCTGCCACCATGCTATCGATAGATTCATCGGTCGCATCGTTCATTGCGACAACGGCCTCTGTGACAGTCTGCATTGAACCTGTAGCGATTTTACCACCAGAGACAATACGGTTTAGTGCCTGAGCGGCGGCGGCTGCGGTATTCCCTGTATTATCTGCGACCGATCTCGCCATGTCTGCCAATTGCCCGGTGGTTACCCCGGCAATATTCCCGGTCAGAACAAGGGACTTATTGAACTCCTGTTGCTCCTGGCTGCCTTTGTACCAGGCATATGTGAGAGTACCCACAACTGCGACAAGAGCGCCGATCCCGATAGTCATGGGATTCAGAAAGCCAGTGAGCTTTTTGGCATTCTCTGCATTTTCAGACAATGAGTTAGCGTTATCTGATAGGGAATCGCTTGATTCATCGGCGGCATCTCCGGCCCCCAGCAGTTGCTGTTTTATGATCTCGAACAGATTACCCCAACCGCCAAACGAATCAGCGATCTGCGAACCCTGTTGCATGAAGATAGTGAACAAAGGCATACCACCAGCCAGGCCAACAGCAATATCATTCAACTGCGCAGGGAGTAACCGCATGGCATTTTTATACTGTCCTGCCGAGATGGCCCCATACCGCATTTCATTGCTGACCTGATTGAGCCCTTTCTCCGTCAAATCCAGCTTATTTGAAAGCTCTGCGTGGTATTCAGGCGTAAGCAGCCCGGCGTCTTTGGCTGCCGACAGTTCAGCTCGCTGTTTCTTGATTTTATCTAACGCAGCTGAGAAAGGGTCGAGTTGGCCAACTAATCGCTGCAACGAAGCCCGCTGCTCTTCCTGCGCTTTTACTGCGTCACGTTCTGCCTGCGCTTCTCCGTTCAACTCACGACGAGCTTCAGCAATTTTGGCACTGTAGGCATCATACTGCTGGATACTGAGCGCACCACTGTACGTATATTCGAAAATTTGCCTCTGCTGTTCGTCAAGAGCCTGTAATGCGTGGGTGACGGGATCAAGGCGAGCCTGCAATTGAGCGAGAATTTTTTCCTGCTGCGCCTGTTGAGCAGCAGATTCCTGAGCGGCTTTAGCTGCCTCTCTCTGGGCCTGCGTATACCCAGTCAATTCATCCTGAGCAGACTGAAGACGATTGCGGGTTTGATCAATGATGGAACTGTAGTGGCTGAATTCCTCAGCCCCCAGCACACCAGATAGATTTGCCTTTTTCAGCCGCTCCATTGCTTTATCCAGCTCATCAAACGCCTTTGATGTAGGATCCAGCTTATCCAGTAATTTTTCTATTTCTTCCCGCTGCGACCTTGTTGACTTCGCATTTTCGATAGCGTGTTTTGGTCCAACCTTAAGATGCGAGTTCAGATCTTTAGTAGCTGCGGAAAGATTATCCGTTGCGAACTCAGCTTTTTCACCCTCTGCTGTTATTTTGTTTAGAGCACTGGCTAAACTATCCGCATTCTTTTCTGCTCCGGTGCTATCGAGAATAATAGCGAGGCGGGATGTTTGTTCAGTCATTACCTATCTCCGGGCAATAAAAAACCCGCCGATTAAGCGGGTTTGGAAATGTTTAAACAATAATATTCTATAGCTACCAGCAACTCTTTCTCCACCTCAAAGCAGCATCATAGCCTTGCGCCATATATGCGGATACCATCTCTATCAGCATGAAATATCATTGCCACTGCCTAACTTAAGATAAATCAACTTCCTCAGAAAGGTTTATGGTTCACTGCCGGGACTTTTTATCTTGCTCATACTCAGATGCTATATGCTCGTAAGTTATCTTGGCATTGAGACATTGCTTGGATGTGTCGCCGTCCTTAAGGCATTCACCATGATATCTAGCAATATTCGATGCCATACTAATTGCTGATATAAACATAGATTCACATGCCTTATTTCCATTGCACGCTTGAGATTTCATGCTATCCAAAAGCTGCACTTCCTCAATCTGAGCAAAAGAATAAGTACAATAAAAAGACAATACCAATCCTACAATAATTGCTTTCATACTCCTCCCCTCCCATAAGCAAAAAGCCACCCGAAGGTGGCCTTATCAATCAGCTTGCGTTCTCGCAACCCGGCAGGCTGCGGTCAATCACAAGATTCCCCTCAACACGCAGACCAATCTTACCAAACAGGAAGGAGTGGTTAAGTTGAGTGACAACTACGTCAGACAGACCAACTGCACAACGATCTTTTTCAATCGCTCGATCAGCGGCTGTTTTAACGTTCGGGATGCCAAGAGGGAAGATGATAACCGGATAGCTATCTTCTGCTGTTACACGTTTCCCTTTATAGAACTTACCCCCATTGAGGTTGTAATTTTTAGTGCTCGCCACAGTCAAATCTGCAACACGCACTGTACAACCAGAAAGTAACAGCGCTCCAAGCGCCAAGGCGATGACTTTTTTCATTATATGTTTCCTTTGATTGCAATCGGAAACATCCTATCATCGACTTTCAGGAGCATGGACCACCATTAATGGTAGGTCAGTTGCTTCCTTTCTTATCTGCTGCACGTTTCTGTGCCTCTGCCCACTCATCTCTCCAGGCATCATCAAGGGCCAGTATCGCTGCATCAAACTCAATGCGGTCGATCAGGATGGTGCGCGATGCCAGGTAAAGCTCAATATCGTTCAGGGATAGAGGGAGCGGCACTCCGGCCATGCCGGCATACTTCCTGCCGCGCGATATCATGGCGTAAGCGTTGAGGATCTCCCCAGTGACTGCATCGATTTCAGGCTCCGGAATGGGCGGGAGATTTAGTTTCTCCCTGCGCCACTTTGCTTTCTCGCCCTGCTCGCCGGCGAATTCCTTTAGCCATTTTTGGGCCTCTATGGCTTTTTTACGGTTTCCTGAGTCTGCTGCTCCTTACCCTGAGCAATATTCGCCGCCTCAGCCAGAATAAGCCAGTACAGAGAGGGGTTTTGCTTCAGTAACGCAACACCACGCTCCGGTGTATACGCTACCGCCGTCTCCGTACCATCCACCAACTCCCCCACGCCTTCCCAGTCTTTCAGAAGAAAGCGCGCGCAATTGTCGATGAGAAGATCATCAACCGAGTCAATCTCGCCCACACTGGCGAGATCGAAAGCATCCGTACCGACCTGGTAGCTCGCGTCCATTTTGTCGATATGGCGCCGCACCAGCGCATTGCGTGAGCGGTATTGTGGATTCTCGCTACTGGCCACCAGCAGACGGAGTTTAAATAGCGCCTCGTCTTCCGGCGTGAATTTCTTTTTACTTCCTGCTGGCTTTTTGAAAGGGAAAAACCAGCGTTCTCCGTTCAAATCAATTTGAGAAGAAATAATCAGCATAAAGACTCCCAAAAAAGCCCGATCCGCGATGACTGCAGAACGGGCCAGGTAAATTAAGGCGCGGTAACGGTGATTTCAGACGTTGCGGTATAGGTGCGGGCCTTACCGGTGATGATTGCAGTACCAGCAGCATTTCTGGTGACTGTTGCTGTTTTCTGCCCGGTAGAAACCACGCTGGCGATAGTCGGATCCGATGACGTCCACTGGACGGTATCAGTTGAATCAGCTGGCGTAAGCGTGGCGGTTAACGTCACCGTGGATCCCACGGCCCCAGTTGAAGTGGCTGGCGCAACACTGATTGCCGTCGCCGGCACTTTAGGCACGCGCGTAATCGTCGGCGGAGTATTGGCCGCGGTGATATCCAGCTGAACCTGAACAATGTCAGTGCTCCCCGCATCCGGCCAGTCGCCGGAGATCTGCACTTCCGGGAAATAGAAGGTATATGCGCCTTCAGCATTCTCCAGCGTAAAGCTAAACGGTACCGTTTCGCCGGTGAACGTTTTCTTATAGAGCTCCCACGCAGCTTTTGACCAAGAAAGCGTGATCTGCCCGGACGGCGTAAAGGTTGTCGGAATATTCGCGCCGGCGAACGCCGAACCGGTACCGATGCAACGCTGGGTCTGCATATTGTTGTCGAACTGGATGTTGAAGGTATCGACACAGAAACCATTACCCCCAGCTACACCATTCAGGCTGAGGGCTGTTACCTCTTTGAACGAATAGCGCAACGCTCCGGCATTATCGACCGGCGCGCTAAAGAAGCTGGTATCGTCACCTTTCGTCTCCCAGTCTAGACCAGCAAACGTGACCGTAGCAGTGATGTCACCATCATTCGGGATTTCGATCTGCAGGGTTGCCACCTGACAGCCGCGGGCGATTTGGGCGATACCCACATCCTCGGCATAGGAAGCCACTGAGAACGTGATGCGGCCATTGCCCATGGTCAGAACGTTATCCACCCATTCCGCACCAAAGCAGCTCGCCAGAAAATCATCATGCTGATTCCAGCGAAACCGCGTGCCGACATCTCCGCCGACATCCACTGTGCCGCGTGAAACGCCCTGCGCCATGCGGTCACCAGCGATTTCGTCATTATCATTGGTGTTCTGCGTTGGTTTCAGACCAAATGAAGAACGACGCAGCAGGTTCCACGCCCCTGCCGTCGGCGTGATTCCTGGCGTTGTCTCGCGAATAAACGCGGCTACTACTTTTGCACCTGAGCTCACAGGAGCCTCCTGTTTTTTGTGCGCTACAGAGCGCGATAAGGAATTTGAAGATTGAGCTGTAACCAGCCATCGGTCTCGCCTGCCGGCACAGCAGAAACTGCGAAATAACTCAGCTTTCCGTCGTCCTTGAACTCAAATAGCTCCGTTAGCTGATCGGCGGTCCGGGAGATAAGCAACGTCCCGGAACCGACCGGAACAAACAGCTGAATGATGAGTAAACCTGTCCTGTGCACGACCGGCCCATTCCCGATCTCGGTTGCGCCTGCCTGCCCTGCAATGTTGGTGAGGCGGGCCCAGATATCGCGGTTGCTGGGGTCAAATACCGGACCATTGGGATAATCCACCGCATCAGAGGCAATAGCGGTCTGTGCCGCCATTCGGGAAATGACAGCATTTCTGATTTCTGTAAGGGTCATTTGTAGGCCTGAATCACACCATTAAACGAGACGGCATAGACGCCTGTCGGCGCCTGCGTTGAGTGGCCATTCTCCAGGGGCACGGAGTAAGGCAGGTTCGACTGGATGTAAATCACCGAGTAGGCTGGCGCCTGGTCAATGATATTTTTGCCATTATGAAACGTCATTGTCCCGCGCGGATCCGGCTCAGTTGGAACCGAGTAATCCGGTGAGCCGATACTGACAAAATGCGATGCTCTGAAGGTGCCTGCGCGATACTCAGCCGGCCGCTTGATATCCATGCTGTCATTAACACGGACTTTCTTCCTGAGCCTTCCGGTTTTGGTCAGGTTAGCAGGATCGGCATAAAGAGATTCGTTCCACTCGCCCACCGCTTTGTTGTACTGCACGGCGGTCGCATTAATAGCCCACAACTCAGGATTTCCTACCGGCGACCGCTGAACGATTTCATTCAGCAGCTGAATAGCGATAGTTCGCTGGCGAAGCTTGATATCCTCGGCCACCAGCCCGGCGAATGCCGCCGGGTCAATGCTCCAGCCCTTGGCCATATCACGCCCTCCGCAGTTGAATGGAGTACGCAGCACCAGCAGAGTCGGCAGAAGCGGTGATGACCTCGTAGCGCTGAAGCTCACCCGTAATCGGATCCGGTGCGGTGATGATATGCCCGACGGCCGGCTTATCAGTCACCTCGTTAACCAGGGCGGTTAGCTTCACATCACCATGCAGAATGTTAACGCCATCGATACGGCGCAGTTTATAGCGCGCCAGCACTCCACGCCCCGAGTAAGTCACCTGCGTTTCAGTACCGGTTTCCGTGACCGGATCCCATGCACCACGAACGGTGTAACTGCCGGTGAACGCCTTAACCGCATCCTGCAGATCAGTATCGAATGCTGCGGCGACTTCTGTCTGCAACTCATCACGTATACCCATCGCATTCACCACCGCTATGACGGAATTTAACGATCACAGAACCGCGAAGCCTACGGGTATAGATTTCACCATTTCGTTTCGCCCGGAGTGGATGAGGTGCAAACTCAACAACGCCCTTTGCCGGGTTTGCGTAAACGACATAATTGATCGGGTTTCCATTCACAAACACATCGCGAGGGCCGAGCCCGTCACCGGCATAATGCACATCAGTGTTTTGCATATCACCCCCTTACCAGCCGTACCTGAGACTGACTAACGCCATAGGGCTTTAGCATTGCAAGCGCCAGCTGCAGATCAGAATCAAGCAATGCCGAGCTGTTGGTAGCGAGTTCCGCGAAGGTCTTTGAAACAGAAACGTCGTCAGCATCAACGCTCTTACTCAGTAACACCCCCGAATCAGTTTTCTGCTGATATAGCCCGCCATTTGCCGCCGCCAGCGCCGCATAGGCGCCGGCCTGTTTTACATCGTCAGGAATGATGGTTTCGTGAGTTGCCTTATCGCAAGGCAGTTTCAGGTTAAGTCCATTCATCCAGGTATTAGCCATCAGCACAGATTTGGCTTTTTTGCTTTCATCTGTCCAGGTGGCACCGAGAATCGAATTGACATCTTCAACGGTGATGTAAGTGATCATGCATCACTCCATTTCTTTCCAGCCGTGCGCCTTCCAGTTCTCCACTTCATCAGGGTGAACGTTGGCGGTATTGGGGCCGCCGGGGAATGCCGGGAAATCGGTAATCATCGCCACCAACTGCTGTTCCTGCTGTTCCTGCTGTTCCTGCTGTTCCTGCTGTTCCTGCTGTTCCTGCTGTTCCTGCTGTTCAGGATCATTGGCATCAACCTGCGCGGCCGCAAGTTTTGCTGCAGCACGTTCAGCACGCTGCTCTTTGGTTAATCCGGCCATAAGCCCTCCACTAAAAAAAGGGGCCGAAGCCCCTCATGGTTGATGGTTTTCAGCCAGCAATAATGACGCTGTGACGCGGAACTGGCGCAGCGACACCCCACGCCAGACCAACTTCATAACGGATTTGGCGATACTGGCGGTACAGTGCCACCTGGAAGGTAATGCCTGATACCGGGTCGGTAACGTTCATCACATCATCCGCAGTATCCCCACCTTGCGGCATTGCCGGGGTGCGAGATGCCAACAGCAGCGCATTACGGTCAAACGCCATATTCGCCACATAACCTGCACCACGGGTAATAGCGGTGTTATCTGCCAAATCCTGACGCAGACCAGGCTGAGCAAGGGTGATAGTACTTGCGGTCGCAGCTGCAACTACATACTTGTTGTCGTCGCCAGCAAAACTCACCACATCGCCAGCGGTGAAAGACCCTGTGCCAGTATCAATGGCAATGATACGATCGCCTTCAGCTTTTGCTCCATTCACCAGGTAGCCCGCGGCAGCCGAGGCCGTGTGAGTTTTAACGCCGGCGGAGTTATGGATATTAAAGCCTTCCAGGCGACCCAGCGTGCCTTCACGCAGCAGTTGTTCCGTCCCGGCTTCGTTCACCTTAAACAACACTGACTGTTTGCCGCGCAGGTTTGCGATGGCAGCCGATCCGAGAACCATCTGGAGATCGGTAGTCGGTGAGCCGTTGTCCTCCAGCACTTTACGGGCCAGCGCGGCATCACTGAGGTCTTCCTTGATACCGAACGGCGTAGTTCCCGGCGTGCCAACCTGACGCGATGCGTTGAAGTACAGCGCCCCCAGATCTGCGTCAACTTCGTTCGCCAGTGCGCGGAATGCCTGCTTGAACTGGTCAGCAAGGATGGTGTTGTAAGTACCAGCCGGACCGAGGGCCAGTTGCTCTTCACCATTCCATTTGACCGGAGCCATTTTGGATTTAGTGATTTTGACATCGACGGTACCGATGTTTTGATCACCCGTGTTAGGAGCCGAAGGGCCCGGCACGATGTCTTCAGTTACTGCTACCGGGGCAACTGGTGCGGTAACCGTCTGGTCTTTTGCTGCGGCATCTGCTTTGGTGTTACGGGCGACGGCAGGAATAAAACCTACCTGCTCGCGGGAAACAACATCCAGAGCGGTATAGATAGTCGGGATCAACCCGGTCAAAGTGTTCGACATGATTCATTTTTCCTTAGAGATGGGTTTGGGTTGGCTGAGCTATCCAGCTCCGGCGCCCGCCGCCATCCGGCGGCAGGCAAAAGAGGACTAATCAACGATGGTGACACCGTCTTTGAGGGCATTTTGTTTGCCTGCAATATCCAGCGAATCGAATGCATCACGCTTCATGGTTTTCTGCCCTGCCTGATGCTGAGACTGACGTGAACCACCGCCGTTATTGCCACTGGATTTCAGGATGTAGTCTTTTTGCGGGTACTGCTCCACCAGAAATTCCAGCGCTTCATCAAACGAGGCCAGCTCGCCCGGCTTCGAGCGGGAGTAAATTTTGTTGCCTGTGCCGTCATAGGCGACAACTTTACCCTCTTCGACCTTAAACGACTGACCGAAGCGGGCCTGAAGCAGATCGGCAGGGATGGCGATTTTATCGGTGACAAATTTGGAACCGGTGAAGCTACCGCCGATCATCGAATCGTACAGTTGACTTTCCAGCGTTTTATTTTTGTTATTGGCCTCATCCAGTTGTGCCTGGAATGATTTGGTGATATCCGCTTTCACCTGGTCAACAGCGCCCGCGTCGATCAGTTTTTTCTGGTCGATTTTGGTCATCATGTCCAGCGCTTCGAGAGCCTTCGCCGGGTCACCGATTTTGGCGAATTTCGTCAGGCTGGCTTCAGCTGCTTCTTTGGCTTCACGATGAGATTTCGCCTCACCGTTCAGCGAGGAGATTTTTCCAACGGCTTGCACAGCATCGAAGCCGATCTCTTTGCCGTCGTCATGTACATAAACGGGAAGACCGTTCGCATCAACTTCTGCATAGCTCTTGCCGTTTACTTCAACTGTTTTCAGTTTCATGTGGTTACCTTTTTGTGGGTCATCCGACCGTTGCGCCGCTCACCATCCGGATCACGGCAATAAAAAAGGCCGCCCGGAGGCAGCCTGTTGATGAAAATGATAATTAAAGCCCAGCGTCACGGAATGCCTGGTCGTCGCGCTCACGCAACTGGTCCAGCGTCAGCCATTCGCCTTTGTCGTTGTAGAACTCATCAGGAGACATGCCGCCATCACGAATCAGCCTGGCACGCGTCACACCGACAATCTGGGACTGCCGAGTGAATGACTGCCGCGAGAACCAGCCCTGATAATCGGTATCCGCTGGCATCTGTCCATCCATGCTGGCGCGGGAGCTGTCCTTAATTTCTCCGACCTTGATACCTAATTCCTCGGACGATTTCAGGATGTAGGTTTCAACACTACGGCAGCACCAGTGAATTTTGCCAGGCCCCTGCAGATATGGCACCTTGTGGCCGATCGGTTTGTTATCCAGGGTGTACTTGAGACGATCACGAATGCGACAGTCTTTTGATGTTTTATTGTCGAGTGTGGACAGCCACTGTTTCCCCTTCAGGATGTCGTCGTTAGCATCCGCAAAGCTCTTTCTCGCCGTAGCCGCAAGATGCCCTACAGCTGTTTTGGCAATGCTGCCGGCGTTGGCCCTGCTCATCTGCAACGCGCCATCCTGATAACCCCGGTTAGCGTGCCCGCGAACCTTGCGGGCTATCTGCTCATGCGTATCGCCCAGGAGAAAACCCTGCCGCACCGTATTGCTGATACGCGTCATGCGATCGGCTTCAAGGTTATCAGCCCACTCACTGAGCAGGCGCCCCTGAAATGGCTGTGCCATCGCCGCGGCATACACCGCATCCGGTGAAATGCCCACCAGCGGGTGAAGCGATAGCACATCATCGGGGATCGCAAACTGAAACAGGCTTAGCTGAAAACCAGCTTCGTGCTGAGCGAGTTGCTGCAGCTCATCAGATAGTCCCGCGTACATTGACTGCACAGCCTCGCGATTGAGAGCTCTGACACTAACGAGCAGCGCTTCCAGTCGCGACACGGTAAAGCTGTCAGCATCCAGACTATCCATAGCCACCAGTAATCTTGCGGTCAGCTCAGCGTCACTGTCATTCAGGATTTTTATCATCCTGTTTGCAACGCTGTTGCTGTACCGCGCTATCCATATCGCATGCGCTATCGATTCATCCTGAAGCTTGTCATTCGCCGTTGCCATTTGCACCACCCGGGTTACTCAGTCCGCCGGCCAATGTGACCTGCTGATTTCGCAGCTCGTCGATTACCTCTTCGGGCTTCGCATCCGGATCAATAAATTTGAGGGCCTGCAACACGCGAACAGCATCGACCTGACGTATATCACCACCCTGGCGGAGCGACTGCACAGCTGTTGCAGCTGCGGAATCAAACGTCTGGGCTGAAACATCCAGCTCGGTGCGTACGTCGACATTGCCGCCTTCTTTCTCACCCAGCCATTCCGCCATGATCTGCAGAATGTTATCGAGGGCGTCCTCAAGAGAGCTCGCCATCGTATACAGAGGGGAGTTTTCCTGCATGCGCTCTTCATTGGTCTGATCAACGGATTTGGTAGAGGTATTCTCGGCACGTAAGAGTTTTGCCCCGGCCTGCCGCATCTGATCTTCCAGTTTTTCCAACGACGTTTCACCAGCTTCAATAGATGAACCGGTATGCTCTACATATTCAAGTCCCTGCCTTTCTCGGTTGTCGAAACGAGTAGCTGTTGATGAGCCTATCGTCAACGTTTCGCCATCAGCCAGACCGTAAGCCACCAGCAACGGCACGCGAGCGACATGAAGTATGTTGTCCTGTTCACTCTGACTCTGCCAGTGCTTGATATTCAGTAGGGCGAGATTAAGAAGTGGCGGTGATCCACGCATGAAACCAGTGCGTTTCGTGTAGAGCGTTACCAGCGTTATATCGTTGCGGCTGGTTGCCCATTCTTCGTGAAGCGTCCATTGCGCTACTCCATTATCGCCTGCTTTGCGGCGGTATATTTCAACCTTGCCGGGCATGATATGCCGAATTTGTTCAACCTTTGTCTGCCCGTAGTCATCTCCATCAACAATGATTGATTCACGAATACGCAAATCTGTGAGGATGACCTTTCCGCCTTCAACTTTCGACTTCCAGCCTATGACCTGTCGAGGGTTCAGCATCGTAACGTATGGCCTGCTCCCGGCTGCTATTTCATCAGCTTTTGTTCTTACGGACTGAGGATCCACTCGGGGATAGTCCACCAGCGCATGAACCAGACCATACTGAAATCCGATGCTAAAGAATTGCTGCGCCCACACATCAAGGCGATTGCCTTCCATGTCGATGTCAGTCGATAGCTTTCTGATGCTTTCGGGCGCGCTTTCGCTCAACACCGTAGGCTCAGCAAATACGCGCCCTATGTTTTGTTTGATCGCTTCTTCATAGGCAGGGAGCAGGGTTGCAACCGCTAATCGTTCTTTGTAGCTTTCAGGGTCTTCATTGGGCCATTTCGGAAGATACAACTTCCCCTGCCGGCGCATTTCCAGCGTGCCGCCCATCAGCGCATCATTGATATCCCAGGCCTCAACCATATCGTTGTAGTCGAGGTTGGGTGTTGAAATATCAGGCATGGTTTACATCCGCAGTTTGGTGACTTTTCCGGTCGGTTTGATGATTGGGAACTGTTTCACAATGAAGTAGCCGCCAGCATCGTTAGGGTGGTCGTTATCAGCTTTTTTGTCAGGTTCTCCGTTTTCGCCCCAAACCTGTTGCTCAAGCGATTCGGTGTACACCGGGCACCGCTTTACATTCACTTTGTAGCGACGTTCACCGTTACCATTGCAGAACATGGCGTTCATGGAGTTGATGCGATCTTTTACTGGCGGGTTTGAATCATTCACGATCACATTAAATCCAGCCTGTTTAAGCTGTGCGATATCCGTAGTACTGGCATGGGCTGACTTGCGAGAGTCACCCGAGGCGTCCGGGTAGATATAGATTTCCCGCACCTTTCGGTAGTCATGGCCGTCATATAGCCAGAACCGCTCTTTGATGATGCGAATAATGTCCGGGGTGTCGTAAGCCTTGATGATTTCAGTAACTGCACAGGGAAGCCCAAAACGGAGCACATGAACAATTCCGGCCATCTTCCCGACGTTGAAATCCATACCGATATACAGTGGCTCTCCGGGCTGCTCTTCCTCATGGCAATTATTCAGCTGACGATCAAACTGATGGTAAATCGTCCCGCTTGTAAGGTTGGTGAACTGGCCACGGAGATAAGCCTTGATCAGCTCCGGCGGGTATGACTCCATCAGCGACGGGATGTAGTCCGCCGGCAGGTTCTTTTCGTTGTCGAACGTCGAGGCCTGCACCAGGCCGTACAGCGTTGAGAGCGAAGGCTTATCGCGTACAGCTTTTGCGAACTGCTGATAAACGAATTTAAACCCTTCCGGCGTCGTGGTGACGTCGATCCCGTTTCGCAGTCCGGGCACGTTGTAACGCATACGGGCAATAATTTTTCGCCAGGCTAACTGCGCCTTTTTGGCGGGCATTACGTCCAGCTCATCAATCAGCGCATTACCGATTTTAAAACCAACGATGGTTTGCGGTTTCTCCATCGAGCGGCAAATCGTCGTTCCTCGGTACTGGCGACCGGCATAGAAATGAACCTCTTTATCCCCCTGGTTGATTTTGACATTCAGCCCCCAGTCGTGGGCCACTTCCTCAACAGTGGGATAAAAGATGTCACGGATCTGCGGATACGTTGGCGCAAAGTAACCCTGGTTGATTTTGGGGTGTTCCCACATTCCTTTGCAGATACCGCCGCAGCCGACCCACGTCTTACCGGAACCGAAGCCGGCGACATAGGCCTTAAATTTGTACTGCATCGCAAGGAATTTGGCCTGAGGGATGTTAAGCGTCGGTGCTATCGCCATCCTCTTCCCTCACTCGTGCATCGACTACGTTGATATTGATTGCAACTGGCGTTGGTTCGTCATCCTCCGGGTCAGCGGCCAGCTCTTTGCGTAATTTTTCGACCTCCAGCTGCCTACGCTCGATTTCAATCAGCTGCAGACGCTGGGTGAACTCGCTATCAGCCAGGCCGAGGCGTTTAGCGACAGCCTCAAACATCCGTTCACGGCTAATTGAGGTTATTTCTATACCGGTCTTACCAACCTTCACGCCGGAATAAGCCAGTGCGGCCGTACCCTCTAATTTATCGGTGCTCTGTAGAACAACCCGACCAATTCCCTCGCCATTGCAGCGCGGGCACTCAGGATTAGGATCACGCGTATGGTTATAGCCGTAGCCGCCATCATCTCGCGGGGCGGCTCTTTTCTTGGCTTTGGCTTCTTCTCCAGCCTCATCAAACTCAACAGCATCACGCCATTGATACTGATGACCGAAGCCCCAGCAGTAACGACAACCTCCGCGGAGATATTGTGATAGCTGGTTAGCGTCGAAGGTGGCCAGGCGCCACATCTGCTCAAGCACTTCATCTGCACTTCCAAGCGTGCGCACAATGGATGCTTTCTGCTGCTGCGCAATGGCCTGCGCAATACTAACTTTTGCTAACAGCCTTGCTCCCTGCTCATTCGCTGTCTTCTTGCTGTACCCGGCACGGATAGCGGCCTGCGTGGCGTTGTTGTCCTTCAGGTATTCCGCGACAAATAAACGCTGTTGGTCGGTGAGGCCATTATCATCCACCAGCTCTTCTGCGCACTTTTCCTTTTGCGCAGTGCGCAATTTCTTCTGCGCAGGTTTTTGCGCAGCTTGCGCAGTGGGTTTCTTGATGTATCGGCGGGCCGTAGCGTAATTCAGTCCCTGCGCTTCACACCAATCCTTCGGTGATACGCCGGTTACGGCATGATCGGACAGGAACCGTTGCTGAAGCTCGCCCCAGTCCGGTTTTGCCATAGATTACTCCGTATTCTTTCGCACTGGTCCCGCCTTCACTTTCTGGCCGATGCCATACTTCGCGATGAATGCGGAAATCTTTTCGTAATCAGGCTCGCGCTGGAACATCAGACAGAATAAATTCAGTGTCTTGACGTAGAACGGTAGCCACCAGCGGCTTTTTACTTCTATTGAAATCGTGCATACCGGCATAGGCTCCCCCTATTCGATAACCATTAAAAAAGCCACCCGCAGGTGGCATTTGTGATGATTACTCAGCGGCGGCATCAAACAGCGCCAGCGCTTCGGTCGCTTCCTGAATCGCTTTACGGGTCTTCGAGACAATCTCACTTTCAGTGAAGACTCGATCGAAAGAGTCAGCGAATAGCTCAGCTTTCAGATTGCTATCACCAACCCAGTCAATGGCCAGCTTGGCCGCTGCAGTGTCGTAGTTAACTTTCTTGATGATAGTCAGTCGGATTTGTTCTGCAGGTGTAATTTCTGACATGTTTTACCTCTGTGCGATGTGGGGAGCATTATCGAAGCCACTCGGCAGAATGACTCCTGTAATGCTTTGCCACTTCCCGGAGTGGCCACGCTCATGCCCTTGAGTTGCTGTCGCATCATCGCCGCTGATAACCGGTGCGCGTTTGGCGTTCGCGCTGCTTTACCGGAGCTTCTTTTGATATAAGAACCTTGACCCGTCGCTACACAGGCTCGCTCAATGGCGACTCAGGGGAGCATCACGACGGCTCCATTGCCTTTCAGCTGCGGTCTATCCGCTTATTGCTTCATTGCTTTATCCTCTGATGGGGATAATTGGTGATTTATCCCTTAGTGGGGTTAACAGTCAGCATCTGGCCGGGCGACTGCGCGGCAGGCCCACATGCAGGCTTCCTGCATTTTGGTGCGCGCGATTGCCAGGCTGCGCATAGCTTCATCAATCTCCCGAGCCTGCTCAGCGCTTAACATTGCCGGGCCATTACGGACAGCCAACAATTCACCTCGCTCGGTATCAAGCAAACTACAGAAGTGGCGGCTGACGCCTTTAAGGCGGTTCATTCGCTCAATGTCGCCAGCAGTTAATGTGCGGTAGCCTTTTACAGTGCTGCCGTCCTGCGGTTTTGCTTCACTCATTTCGTAGCCTTTTCGGTTGATTGCGGGCAGTTCGCCTGCACTGCTTTGTTGTGCGCCAGAATGTCGCGCTTGGTCTGCTTATCCAGCACGTCGATATCGTGGTCAGTCAGGTAAATGATCCGCACCCAACTGCAGGCCGTATCAACGACTACCGGGGCGGGTAAACTTTTCGCGCAGCTCCCGATCAACATCGTCATCAGGCATATGGCTAACAGTCTGCTGTACATCACTGGCCCCTTTCATGACTTCCGCCTTACGTTCTGCCGCGGCGACGGTGGCGGCGGCATTCTCTTCGGTACGCTGCTGATCGGCTTTGGCGTCCGCCTTACTGGTCCCGCGAGCATGGCCAATGCCGAACGCGCCAGCGATAGCAGCCAGGATGACAACCACCAGCCCCGCGATAGCTTCGATTCCCATAATCACACCACCAGCACCGATTTTGCTTTCAGGAAGCGAACTCGCCGGTTATTAATCCCGTTTTGTCCGCCGTTGATAATCTGCGTGACCCGGACAAGATCACCCGGATATTTCAAGCAACCATTTGAGACATAGAACCACGCTGCACTACGGGCCGCGTAAGAGGACTGCTCCAGTAATTCTGGCTGTGCCACCAGATCAACCTTCAGCCCGCTGCCGCAGCCCCGGTAATTAGAAAGTCCGGTTATTTGAATAAGTCCGCGCCCTCGATAAACCCAGCCATCAGTTGCCCTGTTGTTACCCAACCGCTTGCTATAGACAATGTTGGCGATAGCCCGCTGGCGCTCCAGGGGTAACACTTTTTCCGACTGGCTGCGCCCGAGGGAATTGGCCTGATCCTGCGTTAACCTGCCGTAACGAACAAAATCAGCAAGCCCGGCGATGCTGTAGTTGAAATTCTCCACTACCCTGTTAAACCCGAGGCTTTCATGGCCGCACTGAGCAATGAACATTGCCTGGTCGATGGCGGAAGTGATGCCAAACTCTTTCATCGCGGCTGTAATATGCGGAAACCAGCGCGCAGCTAACCCGGCGCTAATACCAGCCGCCTTCTGGAATTGTGTTTGATTCATTAGTGCCTCAGTGCATCAACCAGCCGCGCTACATTGCCTCTAACGCTCAGCAGCACAACAAGGATCATGATATTGGCCGCAATGGTGGGCCATGATGAATAGGGATAGATGCCGCACAGATACGCCAACGGCACAGAGCTGTATATCACTGTTATCAGCCATGCCAGCAGCGACACCCACTTACGATGACGTGAGTCTCTGCGTCGATAGAACATCAACGTAACAACGACACCAGCACATAACAGCGCATTGATGGTTGCAGTAGGATCATTTAGTACCACCGGAACCTCCCCGGCGCGTTATTAGCGCCACCAGCGAGCCAATATCCTGATTGTTCAGGAAGGTGAGTATTTTTACGGCCAATGCCGAAATGATTACGGCACCAATTGCATCCAGAGGCTTATCGTTATACCCGGTCAGGTCGGATAACTTAGAACCGACCAGCCCGGAGCACAGAACTCCAGCGATATAGGACACAACGAAATATGCCATCCGTCGTGGGGCGCTCAAATCGGCCGCTGTCGCTATATAAAAGACGGAACCAGCAAATGCCCCGAACACAACACCGTAGTCTGTACCGGTTAATAGCCCGTAAACACTCGCCCCAGTTAAAGCGCCACCAGCTAAGCCTGTGCCGGTTATTGGTTCGGACATCGGTCCCCCTCAATTGCTGTGAATCCTCTCAGTACGAGGGGAAAGAATTCAGGCCGCAGGCTCATGCATTTCACGGTTAATCTGCAATTTTATCCTGGGTCTGAAATGAAAAAGGCCCGCCGAAGCGAGCCCAAAACGCAGAAAGCCCCGGCGTTGCCGAGGCTTTAAATTTTTTATTCAACGGTGAACATACAATGCCCATCGTTAGAACAAATTAACACGAATTCGGGAAAAGTAAATATCTCACCGCGTGATTTGTTTGAGTTGGGCCTCTGCCCACGCCTCCTCTATATCGAATTTAGTGATCAATACGTCGAAGAACGGTTTAACTGATTTCTTCCAGGTATCCAGAGTGATGGCGTCCGTTATCTGACAAATGGCATTGTGCACAGCAGTGGAGAGGATTCGCTCATACCCGCGACCGCCACAGCGTTTACAGTTACCCATCACAGGCACTCCCTGCTTCTCCGTTTCATCCTGGTTCACTACCTTCCCCCGACCGTGGCAGTCGTTACAGGCGGCGCTAACAGTCCCTTTTCCCTTGCACTTTTGGCAAAGCACCCGGACCTGCTCCCGGACCGACTTCACCTCCTCCCAGTATGATGGATAGATCCCCTTTGTAACTTTGACCCACTTCGGCGGTTTGCCGTCCGGATACGTTACTTTGTTGGTGAACGCCACTGCGTCGATGAATCCAGACCCATTGCAGCAGTCGCATGTTTTTTTACTGGAAGCACTGCGGGAGTAATCCTCAAAGGCGTACTCTGCGAGGATCCGTATAACCCGGGGTTTTACGTTTGACGAGAGCTTTCGCAACGCAGCAACCTTATCGCATTTTGTCAGCGCGTACTCAGCCAATAGTCCGATAGCCCGATCCCGGTCATTGTTGCTTATGCCCATCTTGCCCAGGAAAGCGCTATACCCCATCGCGGCACGCTCCTGGGTCATGCCCATTGCTGCCATGATGTCGGTGCCGGTCAGTGAATCAGAGGCGGTAGCACGCGGAGAATCGCTAATCAGCGTGGATTTTGCGAAGTGGTATTTCACTGTGTTTTCAAGATTCACGCTGCGGCCCTCTTTGGCTGTTTGGTTTTGGTCTGGTTCAGGTTGTGCTTTGCTACTGGCGGCATACTGGCGCGCTTAACGCTCTCGGTTTGGTACTGCATGAAGTGATCGAGGTTCATAGAGATTCCCCAATGATGATCTGCCCTTTCTCGCCCCATATTTTGGTAATGCGGCAATCCCAGACGTGTGAATCATCCTCATAGAGGGCGTCCATTAGGGCTTTCAGCATATTGTCGCAGTCGGGCTTTGACTGATGTGGACGTCCTGCGTATTGCGCTCTCTTTTTCTGACTCCAGCTTTGCGGCATAGGCATGACGAACGTGACGTGAGCGCCGGAGTCTGGCAGGTGAATTTTGCGCAGACGAGCTTCATCACAGAACGCCCGGTAACGTTTTACTTCCGGACGCTGCTTCCACTTATCAGCTCTGGTCATCCTGGGTTTGCCGATGGGCGTGATATCGTAGATTTTCATGATTTAATGAGTCCCTCTTTCCGCCAGATTTCCAGGGTGCGCATTACCCCCTCCGCGTGCATCAGGCGCAATTCGTCGTAGGTGAAATCGGTGGTTTTAGTTCTGCCGTCGATTACGTCATGGCACCCGTTGCAGGCGATCGCCGCCTGAGTATCGTCAGGCTTGCATCCTGTGCCGCACGTACCCGCCAGGCGGTAATGCGCCAGCACGCTGGTTTCCGGGTTTAAGCGATGCCAGCTGACGCGCCTGGGTAACGGTAACTGTGCCAGCCTCTACCGCTTCCCTGACGGCCTGAGTGGCATCGAGAAGGGAAAGCGTTGCACGAACGGTCTGAACGCTGCAGCCAAACAACACTGCAATGTCGTCCTCATCGAGCCCGCGGTCGAGCTGGTCTGACATTTTTTTAGCCCGGCCAAGCGGTGTATCAGGTCGACGAATTTCGTTTTCGCTGACCATATATTTAGCCATCTGATTTGCTGATCCGCGCTTAACTACTCCAGGTACAAGCAGTGGGTCTTTGCCTTCTTTCAGACGGAGTTTATTTGCCTCCAGGGTATGTTTAACGCGCTGACGGCCAACAACTACGCAGGTGAGCCCCGTTTCAGGGTCTTTCCAGACGATGATCGGCTCAAGTACACCCAGCTCCGCAATGTTCAGTACCATCCCTTCCTCAATAGGCAGGTGTACCCGCTCATCATAAAGTGGGTGGGTCTTATCGGTGACCAGGTGCAGGTTTTCAGGCTCGAAATTGAGCACGTTTGTTTTGCCGCTGGCACCGTATACATCGATTGAATTCTTAGCCATGAATAGCCTCCTGAACATCTAAAACTCGCTGAAAAACAGGACTGCCAAGCAGGCTGTAATTCATCCCAACAGCAACTTTCGGCACCAGGCCAAAACGCTTCATGTCAAAGTCGATGACGGCCCGCTGATCGCGGAAAAGCCCCAAACGACCATGCCGGACAACCTCTCCAGTCGCTTCTGCTTCGGAAAAATACCGCTGGACAGTAGCGCGGCTCAGCCCCAGTTTTTTCATTGCCTCGGCGGTCGTGAGTCGCCCCTGATGCCTGGTGATCCGAATCACTGCGCGGACGTACTCTCTGCGCTCAACTGCTGACAATGCTCTAGCCATGATTCCGCCCTCTGCCTAAACCGAATTTCGCGCGGATTTCCGCGATTTTGTTTAAGCCCTGTTCGTTGCTCAGCGGACGTCCGCCAAGCTTTGGGATCTGTTTAACCGGCTCGGGAATCACTTCCCCGGCATTCATGCGACGAACCATACGCAGCAGCTCATCAGAAGCTTTACGGCGCAGTTCGGAATCGCTCAGTGCATTTGCGCGCATGTCGGTATACAGCCCCGTAACCAGCCAGTAATGCTCATTACGTTCCCACGGATAGGATTCAGCATCAGGGTAAAGTCCTCGGGTCCGGCAGTAGCGATAAATCATCTCCATCAGCTCGTTAACATCAGGAAGACCAGCCGCAACCACTTCCTCAGAACGACACCAGGCTACGAACTGCCCCGGCGACGGCATGAAGGGTTTTTCCTGTTTGCGGGCAACACGCATTCCGGCGTTAATCTGCTCCATCGTGGTGATCCCATTCTCCTTGAACGCCAACAACCACTGGCGACGCATCTCGTTGAGGTCTTCCACAGATTTGTTGGCCAGCACCGGAAATACGGCGAGCAACTGGCGGAACAGCTCGTTGAAGATCTCCGCAGTCTTTGCCGCCTGGCGCTTTACTGCCTGCTGGTCTTGCATTTCAGGAAGCCCGGCAGCTACTCGCTGGAAGTTTTCCCGGTCGAAGTTATGCATGCTTTCTGCGATAGATTTCATTCGAGTACCCCGTCGATCCAGTCGGTGTTATCCAGCGTACTGGCGCCTGATTTGTTTTTTGATGGGCCATGGCTACGAAGTCGTTTTGTCGTGAGTTGATCCCACTGTTTGCGTAGTTTTGATGGGCAGAGAATGTTTTCTTGCCAGAAATCATTTTCATTCGCCCACTTGAACAGTTCGCAGATTTCATAGTGAGTGCGCTTGTCCTGCAGACGCATCAGGCGGATGGTGTTCGCCCATTCAACCCAGTTGGGCTCTGAGAGGGAGGCGTTCACGGTGAGGGCTTTATCGAAAATCCATCGCGCGGCTTTGAGGTCGTCAGCTGTTCCCCAGGATTTACCTGCAGGGGTATAAATCCCATCGGCCGCTTCTGGATGACGAGAGAGAAACTCATGAGTTTTCTTGTTTCGGGATTCTTCAGAATTCCGAGACGAAGATCTTTTAATATTGTTTTTGTTATAGTCTTGGGTGTCTACCGTTTCCGGGAAGGTTTTTCCCGATTCCGGGAAGGAGATTCCCGTTTTCGGGAAGAGTTTTCCCGTTTTCGGTTTGTCCAAAATCCAGGCGGATAGCTCAGTATTTATACCGACAGTTTTCATCACACCATGCTTGTGACTAAAAATAATTCCCCGTGCTGCGAGTAGCTTTATCGCATCTGAAACATGAGAATCACTCAACCCGGTTAACTCAGAAATGACGGTATTTGTCACCCGATCCTGTTTTTTGTTCCATCCGTAGGTAAGCCAGATAACAGCCTCAAGACACTGCCACTCACGCCCGGACATACGCAGCCGCGGCTTGAGTTTCTGTATCTCATTGGCGATTCTGGTGTAGCCGTTGGACAGGTCGGCCATGCGACCTCCCGTTAGTTCGGTTTTGATTGGAAAATTGATAACTTCAGCGGTATTTGACATACTTCATCCCGTGAATTGACCCAATTAATTCACCCGAAAGCCGTTGGTGTTGCTGCACCGCGGCTTTCACCATTTCAGAACAACCCAGCCTGTTTGCTACCTTTTCGCACCGCACGTTTAGCTGCACGGCGTTCAGTCGAGCTGGTCTGCTTCTCCGCCCATAAGCGGCCATGCCTGAGAGCATCATCGAAAATCGCCCCTTTTTTAGTTGCCTGTGACATTCGGTTGTATAAGTCCTCCGCATGCCTTGCCCCCCCTGAGCCACCGGAACAGAAAACCCCTCGCTCAGAAGTATTTTTTCAACCTGGTTACGAACGTAATCACCCCACCCCATACCACCTCCTACAGCGTGCACAGCATCGAGCTAACGAGTGTCATCAGCGTTCCTGTCTGCTCAGGCATCAGCCTGAATAGCGAAGCTATTCCCTCGCTTACCTCCTTCAATTTCTGGTGCTCCGGCGCGTTCAACATCACTGCCTGCTTTGCTTCTGCGCACTCCTTCATGGCCGAAGACAGGCGCGACAAAATATCGTCCTGAGGCATCAGGCGATGGCGGAACTCCAGCGGAAGAACGGCCATGATTGCCGGGGTAAGAAGGCGAACATATTCGCGATAGCGCTCAGACTCGGCCGGGTTGTCCAGGTAGCGAAAAAGCTTCTGTCTGGCACGGCTGATATCATCAGGAAACGCGATATCCTGGACGCCCTGCTGTCGCCACTCATCGATGATGTGTGCCGACACAACATCCTGCCCTTCAGCTGCTGCCCAGGCGCGAACGGCAGAACGAATTGCGTCGTGATCTGCCTCTCTCTGTTGATTTCGCTTTATCAGAGCGCCGGTGTTGAATCCGGTATTTTGTTGAAAGGGAAGTGTTTGCATGGTCAGCCTTCCTGTTTCGGCAGGCCGTCAGTTGGGTTTGGGTACGCCTCAGGATCAATTTCATGAGGCGTTACTTCCCAGTTAAGAAAACGGCATAACGGGACGATGCGTTTTTGAGGCACTCCATTCTTGTAAATCCACTTACCAACAGCCTGACCGCTGATGCCAAAGTGCTTTCCGATACAGGCACGAGATGCTGCCTTACTGATTTTTTGTTGCGTCTCTTTGTTCATGTGCTCTCCTTGGTTTGATGGAGAGAAGCATACATGACGAAAGTTTATGTTTCAACAAACGAAAGAAATTGTTTTAGTGCTGAGTGAAACCTTAGGTTGTAAAATGCACTTATGAATGAGATCACTTACCCAGTTTTTGCCAAAAGAATTCAACAAGTCATGACTGAAAATGGCTGGAATAAATCCGATCTAGCCAAGAAGGTCATGCTCTCGCACACTGCTGTGCAAAATTGGGCTAAAGGGAAAAGTGTTGCGAGTGGTGAGAGGTTAAAGCGGCTTGCTGCAGCAACAGGAAAACCAGAGCACTGGTTCTTTCTTCCCTCAGATGAAACTGATGATGAGCCTGATCAGACGTTATCATCAAATCGTGACCTGGACGAAAAGGAGCTAATGATACTCTCGCTCTTTAACCAACTTCCTGAGTCCGAGAAGTTGCGTCTTATCCTTCACACCAAAGGTGTCCTGCACGATATCGAATTGCTTAAGAACGACGTTTACGACCTCATAAACAATCAAAAAAAATAGAAAACGTAACCCCGTCCAACCAATGGCACCTTTGCGGTGCCATTTTTTTTGCCCGAAAACGAAATAAATACTTTCATACTCACTTTACAACCGAAACTTTATGTTGCATCATTTATCACATCGACAACAACCGCATTGTTGTCAGGTGGTAAACGTTCCGCTGGCCACGTAATGGCTGAGGTTGAAATGAGTAAGCACGGTATCAGAGCCCTGGTCATTTCAGCAGTAATTGGGCTCTTCATCTGGATAGCGCTCGCCAGCGCACTGAGGGAGTTATTTCTATGAATGATTTCGCACGCAAACCCGCTCGTCAGCAGGCTGTTCGCTTAAGTCCGCTGTCAGCTTTCATCCGCCGGGTGTGCTACATGCTCGCGCAAAAAGGAGACCCTTCATGAGCACGATGTTTGCCCTGGTTCTCACCGTCAGCATGCTGACGGGCGGTAATCAGGATGTCCTGCTCGGCGTTTACGACACTGAGAATGACTGCAAGGCAGCCGCAGAAGAGCAACACGTGAAAGCTGAATGTTATCCGCTGAAAGGTGTACTGGACGAGCATCCGGCCGGGTTCACGGTGCAAATGTAGGGGGAAAAATGCAGAAGAAATGCGGTTACTGCCGTAAAGCAATCGAGGGAAAACCAGTGGTAAGCACCCTGTTGTACCTCCAGGGGAACCAGCTCGCACGGAAAGAAAAAGAGTATTGCTCTGAACGTTGCGCCTCTCACGACCAGATGGCGCACGAGGGCTAACGTAAACCCGCCGAAGCGGGCTTTACGTCCGGTGCCACCGACCAAAGTTACACCGGAAATTACCAAAACCAATGACCACCCTGAATGGGCGCTACCAATGGCCCGGGGGATTCTACATCCAAAATAGAGGCTATCACATGGAATATTTTTATCTGATAAAAGCGACTCAAAAATCGGGTAAAGCTGATGCCGTAATCTGGCGCACTAATAAATCAGAAGCCCGCGCTCTACTGCAGCTCGACGTCGATCTGGAAGACGCTGGGATCGAAACAGGCCGCGGCAAAGACTATCAAAAACCAATTCGTACCGATTTCCCGGTATTCAATGACCTGCCGGCGGAGGGTGTTCTCGATTACTCATGGTGCGAACGCTACCAGCTCGGCGACGATGGCCGAACCTGGACTTTGAAGCCAGGACAGGCGCCTGCTGATGTTCATCGCGGCGATGATGCCGGAGTATCCGCTGAGCCCGTTAGTGGCGTGCTGGTTGATGCCAGTACTACTGGCGACGCGGCACAAGATGAGGCCGTGGAAACTTTCGGTAGCGATGAATACCAGGACGATTCGAGTGCGCTTTTTAACGTGGCAGAACTCCCCTTTCGCGCTCAGCTGCTGGCGCAGTATATGGCCGAAGAACGACACGTTTATCATATCAGCATGCCTCACCGGCAGGAGCTGTCAGTTCTTGAGATGGACACTGATAACGCAGCCGTCCAGGATCTGATTCTGGCCGCCGAGAATATCCCTGAAATCAAAAAATACGATATGCCGGCGCTCTGGAAATTCACCAGTGCCAATAAAAAAGTATTCCCGGAAGGGAAACGGCACGAGCTCGGCAAGCGTATCCAGTTTGCAAAGCTGTGGTTAGCCACGAACGCGATCGACCGCGGCATTCTCACCAGGGAATGGGCTGCCGGTAACTGCATTTCTTCGGTTTTGAAAACCGATGCAGGTACGAATGCTGGCGGCGGTAATAAAACCGATCGCAACCCTGACTACACCCATACCCTTGATACGCTCGATGTAGAAATAGCTCTGGCCACAATGCCGATGGATTTCGATATCTACAATTTCCCGGCATCAATTCACCGCCGGGCCAAAGAGATCGTCCAGAAGAAAGAAAGTCCGTTCAAGGAATGGTCGGCTGCCCTGCGCAAAACCCCTGGCATCCTAGATTATTCGCGTGCGGCGATTTTTGCACTGATCAGGGAAGCATCCAGCGGAATAACTCCTTTTCCAGATCGGTTGCGTGGCTACATCAACGCAAATCTGACTGAGCATAAGCATGACGCCCCTTCCCCTGAAACGCTTGCCAAGGCAGGGCATATTTCATCTGCCGCCGTCACTCTGGACGCTGTGAAAAAGGCTATCGATGGAGATGAAGGTGTGCCTGACCTGGAAACTCTCCCAACTGACTTTCAGGTAATTGGCACGGAACTGGTGAAAGAAGCTCAAAAGAAACGCCCTGACGCTAATCAGGTTCTGGCCGCCGAACGCGGCGAATATGTCGAAGGTATCAGTGACCCTACGGATCCAAAGTGGATAACTGAAGACCTGACCAAGCCCAAACAGCCTGAAGTTTCAAACATGGGCAATGGTGTTTTTTCGATTGATGGTCTGATGGATAGCCAGCCAGCACCAGCACTTTCTATCGTGGACCAGGCGCGCCAGCGCGCTGCAGAAGAAAAATTACATCCAGCTAATTCCGGGGAAACCACCAGCGATGTGCAGATGGAAACGGCTCAGCCGGTCGAAGACGAAAATGATAATGCGGTATCAACAGGCGAAGGCGCTGATGAGCCTCCTGCGCAAACAACTGCCGTGAACTTGAGCAAAATACTGGCTGAACGCTGCCCGGATCTTACCGCCGAAGTGCTGAAAAGCCATGTTTCCGAGAGTGCTCACAGTGATGATGAGGAAGAAGCTGGACAAGCAGCGCCAGCATGGCCGGAGTATTTCGAGCCTGGTCGATATGAAGGCGTGCCAAATGAGGTCTACCACGCCGCTAACGGTATCAGCTCCACGATGGTTAAAGATGCGTGGGTTTCGCTGATGTATTTCGAGGCGCGCCACGTATCCAAAACCATCCAGAAGGTACGCTCCCCTGTTCTGGATATGGGAAATCTGGTGCATGCACTGGCGCTGCAGCCTGAGCAGCTGGAAACAGAGTTCAGCATCGAGCCGGAAATCCCGGAAGGCGCCTTCACCACGACTGCGACGATCCGCGCGTTTATCGACGAATACAACAACGGGCTTCCGGTTTTGCTCAGCGCAGATGACATCAAGAGATTCCTGGAAGAATACAACGCGACCCTGCCCGCCCAGGTTTCCTTGGGTACATCAGTTGAAGAAACCGGCCAGGGGTATATGTCTTTACCTGCAGAGTTCCAGCGCATAGAAGACGGTCAGAAGCAAACCGCCACCGCTATGAAGGCATGCATCAAGGAATACAACGCGACCTTGCCCGCCCAGGTGAAAATCAGCGGCAGCCGCGATGCCTTACTGGAACAGCTGGCGCTTATTAATCCTGACATGGTTGCTCAGGAAGCACAGAAGGCGCAGCCGCTGAAAGTCTCTGGCACAAAGGCCGATCTGATTCAGGCTGTGAAATCGGTAAAACCGGATGCCGTGTTTGCCGACGAGCTGCTGGATGCATGGCGCGAGAACCCGGAAGGAAAAGTGCTGGTTACCCGCCAGCAGCTGGCTACGGCACTGGCCATTCAGAAAGCGCTGTTGAATCATCCGACCGCCGGCAAGTTATTGACGCACCCGAGCCGTGCCGTCGAGGTGAGCTATTTCGGCATTGATGAGGAAACCGGGCTGGAAGTTCGCGTGCGTCCTGACCTTGAGATAGACATGGGCGGCCTGCGCATCGGTGCGGACCTTAAAACCATCAGCATGTGGAACATCAAGCAGGAAGGCCTGCGCGCCAAATTGCACCGGGAAATCATCGAGCGCGATTACCACCTGAGCGCGGCTATGTACTGCGAAACCGCAGCCCTTGACCAGTTCTTCTGGATATTCGTTAACAAAGACGAGAACTACCACTGGATCGCTATCATCGAGGCATCCGAAGAACTACTGGAACTCGGCATGCTGGAATACCGCAAAGCTATGCGCGCCATTGCGAACGGTTTCGACACTGGCGAATGGCCGGCGCCGATTACCGAAGACTACACCGAAGAGCTCAACGATTTTGATGTGCGCCGCCTCGAAGCGCTGCGCGTACAGGCATAAGGGGGAATAACAATGTCCAATTTAGTCGCAACTACTGAAAACCAGACCCAGAAGATCGACAACGTTTCTATCCTGACGAACGGTGAATTGTTCAACCGCCTGCGCACGCTCTCGGAAGTAATGGCCAATAGTGGAAACTTCGTGCCTGAGCATTATCGTGGGAAACCAGATGCGTGCATGGCTGTAGTGATGCAAGCAGCGCGTTGGGGTATGGATCCGTTTGCAGTTGCACAGAAAACCTTCATCGTGGGTAACTCAGGTGTGCTTGGCTATGAGGCACAACTGGTGAATGCGGTAATTAACACCATGGCTCCAACCAAAGACCGGATCCATTTTGAATGGTTTGGTGCATGGGAAAATATCGTTGGCCGCTTCATTAAAAAAACCAGCGGCAAAGGTAACGACTACATCGCGCCGGGCTGGGATTTGCAAGATGAAGCTGGCGTGGGCGTCCGCGCCTGGGCAACGCTCAAAGGAGAATCAGAACCTCGCGAGCTTGTGCTGATGCTTTCGCAGGCACAAGTCCGCAACTCTACACTGTGGGCGAGCGACCCCCGTCAGCAACTGGCCTATCTCGCCGTTAAACGTTGGGCGCGACTGTACTGCCCGGATGTGATCCTCGGGGTCTATACCGCCGATGAAATTGACGAACGCGAAGAAAGGGTTATCAACCCGGCGCAGACAGAAAAGGTCACGCTGAATGAGATAACACACTCCGTTGGCGATTCCACCAGCACGCAAGAGCCTGCATCTAACGTTGACTCTGTTGCTGACGAACTCCGAGACCGGATTGATAAAGCTGACTCAGTGGACCAGGCCAAAGCCATTCGTGTAGACATCGAATCACAGAAAGCTCTGCTGGGTACTGCTTTGTATACCGAACTGAAGAGTAAGGCGGTGAAACGCTACTACCTTGTTGATGCGAAGAACAAAGTTGAGGCCGCCATAAATTCACTCCCTAACCCGGGGGATCCGGAGGCAGCAGCATTATTCGCGAAGGCAGAAAGTACCTTGACCTCATCGCGCCGCCACCTCGGTGATGAACTGTATGACCAGTTCCGCATTACCCTGGACGACATGAAACCGGAATACGTGGGCTAAGGGAGGCGGGAGGGTTCGCCCTCCCGGTAACGATATGACGAAAATTACTGAACGCGGAATGATTTTTAACGCTGAGATGGTGCGGGCGCTGCTGAGCGGCAGGAAGACGCAGACCCGGCGAATCATCAAGCCGCAGCCAGAGGCAACATTAAGCGGAAGTTTATCCGGTAAGTGGTTAAGCAGACCTCTTAACGGACTGTTGTTGCCGAAAATTGAAGATATCGCAATCCATTGTCCGTTCGGTTCCGTCGGCGATCGTATCTGGGTGCGGGAGGCTTTTCGGGTGCATAGCCGGGCTACAGACGTCGCTACCCTGGTATACAAAGCCAGCGAGCGAAATTCGTGGACGGAGCAAACCCGCCGTGTACCCGTAGCTGTCTGCAATAAACCGGCAACGCCTGAGAAATGGACTCCTTCGCTGCACATGCCGCGCTGGGCCAGCCGCATTCTTCTGGAAATCACCAACGTGCGGGTGGAGCGGCTGAACGCTATCAGCGAAGAGGATGCCCGAGCAGAAGGCATTATTGACGGTGGCTGTCTTAATTGCGGGGAACCTGAGCCATGCGGATGCGCCAATCCAGAGCCTGACGCTACCGATGCTTTTGCCTACCTGTGGCAATCAGTCTACGGGCAGGAAAGCTGGAATGCTAACCCCTGGGTTTGGGTAATTTCGTTTGAGCGCATTGAAGGCGGTGCAGCATGAGTCTTAAACATCGATTACCTGAGCTGGAAGCCAGCATCGACCCGGCAGCATTGCGCGCAGCCGCCGACGAATATTCGGATCTGCTTCTGACTTTGTGCTTGTGCATGAAGATGGCCGGCCCCACCCGGGCGAATGTGCGCGCCTGCGCCACCGAGCTTAAAAAGCGCCTGACAACCTGGCACAGCCATAAAGAGCTCAATGCAATTCTGTCCAGTTGGGATCCCGTTGGCTATGTTCTCGGCCTCCGCCGGGAAGCGAACGAGAACGCGCGCGCAGCTGGCGATCCAGTTGTTTTTTTTGAGTGAGGTGAATATGCGACTGATTAACCGAAGCAAACAATCACCGCTGGGCCGCCAGGCATGCGATGCGGCACTAGCAAAACACGTTGAGCTTTATGGCGATTATGGCCGCCAGAAAATGAAGCGGACTTACACCGTCGTGGTGCAGGGTTCAAAAATCACTGTTGAGGTGGTTAACCGACGCTGCAGTTACGTGGCTACTGCTATGAATTGCGCACGTAGACTGCGCGCACTGGCTGGGCAAGTTTCCTGATAATGATACGGCCCCGAAAGGGGCCAATGGAGATAATGATGAGCAATGAACTCGAATTGATGAAAACGCGCGATATCTGCGAACAACTCTGCATTACGCCGAGAACACTGGATCGCTATCGTAAGCGTAAAAAGAGCGAAAACCCCTTCCCTGATCCAGACTGTTCATATATGGGCGGCCCGAACAAATGGCTGAAAAGCAAAGTAGTCGCCTGGCAGCAAAAAGAGATGGTTAGGAAAACCAGACGGCCAATGTCACATCTGAATCTGCCCCGCGATAACAAAGGTCGCCTTATCCGGCCTGACGCGGCGTGA